TAAGCGTAAGCGAAACTGATACTGAAATGTCAACCGTAACGTATACAGCACAATCAAGTGTTGTAGAATTTGACAATGTGAATCTTGTATTCAATTGTTGTCGCGGCTCAAGATGCTGCAAAAAATGTCCTCGAAAAGTCGAAGAAGAGGAGGAAGATGACTTATCCAGTTTAGGTTCTGGATCCACAGAGAAAGCAAATAACCTAAGTCCTGTCGAGAATGACGGATCTCAGAATTTCCCCACAGATGAAAGAGACACGCCTTCAGGACTATATAGGCCACTATGTTGTGGTATGGACATCATTTTTGATGTTCTAAACTATTTATGTGGAAGACACGTAGAGGAGTGAGTTCGACTCTACAAAGTGTTTAAGGACTTACTAGTAATACACAATCAGTAATATTTAAATTCAACGACCAAGGATGGACGCACGGAGTGCGGACGGAGGAAGACCCATCCATGAGCGCAGCATCCCATAAGGGATTTGAGTTAGGAGACTTCTTGAGTCGTCCCGTTAAAATTGGACAAACAATTTGGAACGGTTCGGGCTTGACAGTTTCTGAAATCAACCCTTGGGATTCTTTTCTCAAAAACCCCACTGTTGCACGAAAAATTGCAAATTACAAATTATTGAGAGGCAAACTTAATGTTAAGTTTGTTATCAATGGTTCTCCGTTTTTGTATGGAAAACTTTTGACTGTATACCACCCATTGAACAGTTTAGATGATTTCGCACCAAAAAACAAATCGGATCATATTTGCAGACTTTCTCAAAGGCAACATATATATTTGAATCCTACTACATCGTCAGGAGGAGAACTTGTTTTGCCATTTTTCTGGCAATACAATGCAGTACATATTCCATTGGCAGAATGGTCTTTATTGGGTTTAATCACAATGTTACCCATTTCTACATTGAAACATGCTGCAGGCGAAGTACCATCATGTACTGTAACGATGTTTGCATGGATGTCAGATGCTGAATTGATGCAACCCACTGCTTCAACTGGTTCTTTTGTTGGGCAGATGGGTGAGGCTGACAGAAAAGTGGTCTCAAAAACTGCTACAGCAGTTGGCAAAGTGGCAGGAATGTTATCTACAGCTCCTGTTATTGGGCCCTATGCAAGAGCTACAGAAGAAGTAGCTGATAAACTTGGAAGATTTGCAGATCTTTTCGGGTTTTCGAAACCGAGAGGAACCCATGATTTTATGGATGCAAGGCAAAGAACTATTGGAACTCTGGCTGTTACAAATGATAAAGACATGACAAGAACTTTGACATTGGACGCTAAAAACGAAACCACCATTGATCCTAGAACAGTTGGTTTGGAAGGAACTGATGAGATGTCTATTCCATTCTTATGTTCAAGAGAAGCCCTTATTACTCGTTTCACATGGGATATAGCAGATGCACCTGACAAGGAATTGTTGAGAATACCTGTTACACCATACATACGATCGACATTCAATACAGATGGCACTACAGATGTTCCTCATTGCGCATACATCGCCAGTTTTTTCAAATATTGGCGCGGTTCTATGGAATATCGAATCATGATGAATGCTTCAAATTTTCATAGAGGGAAATTGCGTATACGGTACGAACCTTATGGCTCAACATTAGACAATGGTCAAGATTATAATGTTGTTCAATCAGAGATACTTGATTTGGCTGAAATGCATGATCACAAAGTTGCTGTTGGATGGGGTTCAGATAGAAATTATCTAAAAGTCACTTCGGCTTTCTTTACACCAAGGAAACCTGGTGATGGTGTAGACCTCAAATCACATAATGGATCATTAATCATAAGTGTAGCAAACAATTTAACAGTGCCAGATGAAACTAGTGAAACTTCAATTGAAATTTTACTTGGAGTGAATGCTGGCGAAGATATCGAGTTTGCAGTACCTGATGATACAGCTATGTCAAATACTAACATCACAGCTGATGTAACAGAGTTGACTATACCTACACCCACAGATCCCCAAGATCCTCAGACTCCTGGGGGCACGAACACATTTCCTCAACCTACTGTCAATAGTGCGACGACAAAGGCAGGTGTGTTTTATTATGGATGGCACACAGACAATTTTCATGGAAACCAAGGTTATTTACGTGATAAACTTGCCAATCCTCAATTTCCTGCTGTACCTGGACTTGTTGCAGGAGAATATGATGATCAGGACAGAACTGTCGTTAGAAAACAATTTGATGCTATGCTTAACGCAGGTATCACATATGCTATCTGCAGTTGGTGGGGTCCTACAACGACAACAAACACACAGTTCAAAGATTATGCTTTCATGGAAGCCGGTACTGTTGCTGCTGGTACGATGCAACTTGCATTGTTATACGAAACTGGCAAATTACGTGTAGATGGACAAAGAATTGTAAATGCGCAAGTGTTGCAAGAACTACAAAGTGATATATCTTATGCTAAATTGAATTATTTCAACAGTTCCAAATATCTTAAGAGAGATTTGAAAGATGGATCACAAACAAATTGTCCAGTCATTTTCATGTATGTATTGAGAGGATATTCAGATAGCGATAAAGCATTGTTGTTACAAACCATTATCAATACATGTCAAGATTCAAACATCGCTGGATATTCTACGTATCCATATATTATTGGAGATCTTATGTTTGGAACACCAAGAGCGTTTGGTGGTTCTGTCACGTCTAGATTGGGAGCTCTTGGAGCTTACGATGTGGGAGGACAGATTAAACAAGGAAACAATGAAATTGGTGACAATGATGTTGGATACTTGCATTCGCAATTTTCTGATTGGGCATTGTTCAACCCTGCAGTTGATATTTTGCCCGTTATCAGTCCTGGTTACAATGACAAAGGAGCC